TGACTTATCACGAGATTTAGTTTATGGTAATATGAAAGTGGTAGATATAACAGAGGGTGCAACACACTATCATGCAGATTATGTTTACCCAGATTGGAGAAAAACCAAGACTAAAACTATTGAAGTTGCAGACCATATATTTTATAGATGGGAGAAGTAATGAACTTAAAATATTCAAAAGATGTAGTAAATGACTACAAAAAATTGAGTGATGGACGTAAAAGATATATTACCAAGCGTGCTGAAAAGAAAGGTGTTACTGTTTCTGAATATCTTTTAGAAAAGTACAGCCGATGAATTTCTTTTACTTAGATGAAGACCCTTGGAAGTCCATTGAGTATCATTGTGATAAACACATAGTCAAGATGCCTACAGAGTACAAACAAATGTTGTGTACTGCACATAGGGTTCTTGATGGTGAAATGTTTTATGACAAAACTGCAAGAGGTCATAAGATTAAAAGATGGAAACTTGCAGATAGAAATATGAATAAACATCTTTATCTGGCTGGTCATGTAAATCATCCTACTAATATATGGTTAAGAGAATGTACAGAAAACTATATGTTAATGTTTACTTATTATAAGTTGATTTGTGATGAATATACATATAGGTATGGGAAAGAACATGGCGCAAAAGATTACTGGTGGATGTTGAGAAATCCACCTAAGAATATGCCTAGTCTAGGTAACACAACATCAGTTCCACAGGCAATGAAACAATTCCCAGAATGTATGGTTGAAGGCGATACGGTACAAGCATATCGTAACTTCTATAAGGTTGCAAAAAGGAGATTCGCAACATGGAAAGAAAGACCGACTCCCAGCTGGTTCATGACCCAGAACCAGAAAGATACTATGATTGGATACTTTGGAAATTTAGGCAAGAAGGTGGAATTGAAAATAGTGTGAAGAAATATATGACAAGAGAAGAAATGTGGAAACAAACTGTTGCAGATATGCAAGGTGAAATTCATGCTTTGCAAAAAACAATAGTTCGCCTTCAAAAACAATTAAATGAGTTGGAAGATATCAAGAAACAGCCAAGGGAAACAAATTGGCAAGAGGAACACTAATGCCTAATTATAATTTCAAAAATAATAAAACTGGTGAAGAATGGGAAGAGTTCTTCACTATGAGTGGTAAAGACTTGTTCTTAGAACAAAATCCAGACGTTGTGCAATTACCGTCTTTATTTTCTATGTCTGCATCTGGAACTGGTGATAGAATTAAAACTGATTCTGGCTGGAAAGAGAATTTGTCGAGGATTGCAGAAGCGCACCCCAACACCCCACTGGGCGATAAATATAATAAGAAAAGTACAAAAGATATTAAGACAAGACAAGTCTTGAAGAAGCATGGGGTTTTATGATGGCAAAGAAACAAGATTTAAAATATGAAGATTTGGTAAGTATTAAACCAATCACAGATAATCAAAAAGTAGTATTTAAAGAATACGCAAAAGGTCAGAATCTTTTTTTACATGGTGCAGCTGGAACTGGTAAAACATTTGTATCATTTTTTCTTGCACTACAAGAAGTATTAAATCCAGAAACACCTTACGAAACATTGTATATTGTTAGGAGTGCTGTTCCTACAAGAGAAATTGGATTCTTGCCAGGCGATGAAGAAGACAAGACAGCATTGTATCAAGTTCCATATCAGAACATGGTACAATTTATGTTTAAACAACCATCTGACCAAGCGTTTAATATGTTGTATGATAGACTTAAATCTCAAGGTTCAATTATGTTCTTGACAACTTCATATTTGCGTGGTATAACATTAGATAATTGTATTGTATTAGTTGATGAGTGTCAAAACTTGAACTTTCATGAACTAGATACAGTTATGACTCGTATCGGTCAAGATTCAAAGATTATTTTTTCTGGTGATTTTTTCCAGACTGATTTAAGACAGAATGGGGAACGAGATGGAATGGTGAGCTTTATGGACATTCTGATGGATATGGAAGAGGTATCCAACATAGAGTTTAACATTGGTGATATTGTTCGTTCTGGACTAGTTCGCAGTTACCTTATTGCGAAGACTAAAAAAGGGATAGAAGTGTAATGGCTGCATGGGGAAGCAAATCGGTTCATGAACCAACAATAAAAGGTACTTCACAAGGAAGGAAACCAATAACTTCAACAATGAATAAAAACAAAAGACGGAGTTATAAAAAATATAGAGGACAAGGTAGATGAATCCTAAAACAATAGAAAGACTTTGTAAAATTTTACAAGAGAGAAAAGCGAATGAATAATTTTGATGATTGTTTAAAACTTATACTACACCACGAAGGCGGTTATGTTAATCACCCAAAAGACCCTGGCGGCGAAACTAATCTTGGTGTTACTAAGAGAGTATATGAGGCTTGGGTGATGGAGAACGATTTACTTTCAAAGGACATGAAAGATTTGGAGTTTGAAGATGTTGCACCGATTTACAAAAAGAACTATTGGGACAGAGTCAAAGCAGATTCCTTACCTGCTGGTGTCGATTTGTGTGTGTTCGATTTTTCTGTTAATGCTGGTACTGGGCGAGGGGCCAAATATCTCCAGACTATTGTCGGCGCTGTTAGTGATGGTGCCATTGGCCCTAATACACTTAGACAAGTAGATGAGTGGGTTGCAATGAGAGGTGAAGAAGATTTAGTAGTTGCGTATTCAGATGCAAGACGTAGGTATTACAGAAAACTAAGGACTTTCGATACATTTGGTCGAGGGTGGTTAAGGAGAGTTGACGAAACTGAAATCGAGGCTCTTAGACTAGCAGGGGTTTATTTACAAAACTAAAGTGAGGTTATATAATGCAATTTATACATAATGATTTACCGATTGAAATTCCAGAGTTAAAAACTAAAAATATTAATCGCAAAAGATTTTACGAAACACCAAATGGTAAACTTTATCCATCTATTACTACTGTATTGAATAAAAAAAAGATGCAAGGTATTAGTGAATGGAGAAAAAAAGTCGGTGAGGATGTTGCAAACTATATTGCAAGAACTGCCGCAAATCGTGGTACTAAAGTCCACCATATGTGTGAGGATTTTTTAAATAATAATTTTGATGAAGAAGTGCATAAAAAGAACTTTTTACCATATGTACTTTTTAGTCAAATGAAACCTATCCTTATGCAAAAAGTGAATAACATTCTTGCACAAGAGTGTAGTCTTTATACTAATAAATATAAGGTAGCAGGAAGAGTCGATTGTATTGCAAAATATGATGGCGTTCCATCCATTATAGATTTCAAAACTTCTACAAAAGAAAGAAATGATGACTGGAATGAGTCCTACTATATTCAAGCGTCTGCATATGCAGAAATGTTTGAAGAACGAACTGGAATACCAATAAATCAAATTGTTATTTTAGTTGTAACCGAAGATGGAGTTGTTCAAGAATTTATTAAACAGAAAGATAAGTATATCCCTATGTTAATAGATGCAGTAGATGACTTCACTACTGATTGGGAAAAAGAAAATGAAATGGTTCATAGTAGTAATCATGATGTGGCAGTCTGACGGTACTACTCCGCTATGGATACCATTTGATACATTTGAAACCAAAGATGAGTGTGTTAGTTTTGTTCAGTTAAACCAAATAGGTTTGTTTGAAAGAGCTATACAACAATATGAGGGTAAAATACCACCACAACAAATATCTTGTGTTGACAAAGATAGATTAGAATCTGTTTTAGGGAATAAACCTTTAGTTGGGAGTGAAACTGGTGTTTGAGTATAAATGTAACTTGGTAAAAGTTGTTGACGGTGATACAGTTGATGTCGATATTGATTTGGGTTTTGGGGTGTGGTTACGAAAACAACGTATAAGGTTGTACGGTATCGACACCCCAGAGTCAAGAACAAGGGATAAAGTTGAAAAAGTTTATGGTTTAGCTGCAAAAGACTTTTTATCAAAAATGTTATCTACTGGTGAAATGTCAATTAAAACACATAAAGATGCAAAAGGAAAGTTTGGTAGAATACTTGGAGAACTTTTTATGAAAACATCTCTTGGTGAGTTGAGTGTAAATCAATCTTTAGTAGAGAATAGTCATGCAGTTCGTTATTACGGACAATCAAAAGAAGTTTTGTTGTCAGAACATCTTACAAATAGAAAGATACTTAACTTGACAACTGAATAATAATCTGTTATAAATAAAACATAATTTGTTGATACGATTCAACGCATGACTAGGACATGGGGGCAGTACCCATCACCTCCACCATGAATACTTGTCCAGTACGAGGCCTTCGTAGACCTTTGTTGGTACATGGGTGGTTAGACATCTTAGGATTTATCGGTGTGGCCCACCGACAAGTATTCATGATGGGGGTGAACTAGGTTCGACTGGTATGTAGAGATGAGAGTAGAATTATCGGTTGACTGCGTAATAGGTCAAAACTGTAAATGCAAACGACAATTTTGCATCTGAGGATTTTGCACTCGCTGCTTAATCGCTCTGAGGTTCGGTGGTGTCCTTGGAAACAGAAACACCACCACTTAATTAGGAGAGATTATGAGACAGTTTATATATGATAGTTGGAATGGTGTCATGGATATGGAAAGAAATCCATTAAGACATATTCCAGATACAAACACAAGACATATGGTTCTTCAAGTGCTTGCATGGATGTGGTGTATTACATTTTCAATGTATTTTGGTAGTATGTGGGTTTTTGGTTTAACTGCAATCGCTCATGTGTTTATACTTGCCGCTATTGTTATTACAGTTGCAACATTTGAAACTGCAAAAAATAGACCAACTTTTTTTTTAAGAATGGAACAGAAAACTAATGGTTATCACACACCTAGTAGAACTAGATATATGTGGTATAATGGTAAAAGAATAGAATTGGATAAAAATGATGTCGGCGGTGAACACGAATAGTCTTATGACTCCTAAAAAATTCTCTATGAATATTGAGAAAAAAGCAAAAGATAGTGATACTTCTTATCTTGATGCATTGTTAGATTACTGTGAAAAAAACTCTGTAGAACCAGAGCAAATCAAACCCTTAATCACAAAATCTTTGAAAGAAAAACTAGAGGTCAATGCAAGGGAATTGAACTTCTTACCTAAAGTGGCAACATTACCGATATGATGAACATGGACGCTTTTGATGCATATAAAGTATACATCGCTCTAAAATCACATTTCAATAGTGATTATGATTTCAACAAATATCACGGAAAGACTAGTGTTAGTCTGGACTCATTTTTAAAAAGAGGTGATAGACATTTCTTTGGTAAAGTGGGTAGAAAATAT